CTGGTACCCCTTGGCCGCCTTCACTGGCCTGGATTGGCAGTGGAGAACAGCCTCAAGTTCCCTCGCTATGGATTCGATCTTCACCACATGGCCATACTCCAAGAATATGCCGGGCGCCTCGGACAGAAACTGTGCAACATGCTCATTCGGTAGGAAGAATAAAGTGTCATCGCCATCAATGTTCACATCCCAGTTCTTCAAGCTGAGTCTCTTCGCTACTCCGCAACACATGAGATACATCAAAATGCAGTTCCCCAGTGCGGTGTTCATGTCACCGGACATCCTGCCACCAGTCACTTTGTAGCGGATTCCGTGTGCTGTGCGCCCTTTGTTCTTGAGCTGCCAGCTCAACAACTTGGCAAATCGTGGGTCGCGGAGCATAGCATTGTACACCTCGTGCTCAATGCGAATCTGCTCGACGCTGACGTGTGCATCGAATCTCCTCATATCCAGCCCCAACACAGTACAGTTGGGGATCGAGTCCAGCTTCTCGGATATTAAGGACGCTCGTTCGCGCTGATTCAGGCCTTTAACAATGACTCGTCGACCGTGGCCACTTTTAACGCGATCCCCGCGCAAATTATACAAGGCATGCTCCAGTGGTTTCAAGTAGCATGCTAACTCGAGGTTATATCGAACCCCTCGAGCCTGTATGATGCGTGGATCTTTGCGACCGCCTTCAAACCGAAGCTTGTCAGCCTTCACAAAGGTCGCCAATCTCGAATCCAGCTCAGATGCTAGTCCGTCTTTGATTAACGACTCCTCAGCGTTTAGGTAGCGGGTGCGCTTTGCGCCAGCGTAATTATCGCACACCCTTCGAGTTTCCCACGGTTGGAAAGGACCAAACTTACCAATCAATCTCCGAGAGAGGATCTTGCCCTGAAGGCGCAATTCCTCAATCCCTGCTTTTGTTGGTGCCGGCGTGGGCATTAAGACACGGTTTACCAACCCGTGCCATTCATTGTGAGCGCAAGACCTGTGTGTCGTCATTGTGTACATGCCGGGAATTGGTGGCACGTAAACGCGGTAGACAAGCCGCTTTGTCGGCGAACACTCCCAGTCGTCCGTAATCTTGATGGAAGCCTTGCTCCGTAGCTCTGGTGTCAAGTCTACATCATCGCGTTGGCATTTAGATTCTTCATAAACTGGGCATCCCTAAGCCCTAGACAGTGTGAGTGGGCGTCTCATCCACTCTGGCAACCAAGACCTGGCCACATCAACCAACGTCGCTTCTCCCCGCTTCCACTGTGTCCAACCCCGAACTGGTGGACTGATGTGGAGTTCCCCAGCATGTAACCTCTCGGTCAAGGTTACAGCCACGCCCACGCTCGGGCTTCGGAGGTGCTGCAAGGCTGCCTCTTCAGCTGGCGTCATCGACATGGCCAATCCCACACAGATCGGGATGGCTGTGAAGACTTCCTCATCTGGGAAATCGCGGTCTTTTGCCCACGACGCAGCCCTGCCACGCAGGATCTGGGCGAGTTCCACCGTGCGCTTACGCAGGCAGGAGAACACGCAAAGATGGGCAAAAAGTTCTGGAATGAAATAAGCTGAATCCAGCTGCGAAGGGTCATCAACGCTGGCATTCCAGAGGGTATAGCGGGCAGTTTGGTAAGGCTTGCCCCGGTAGCTTCCAACTAGCGGTGTCGCCGCTTCGAGTCGGTTCCTATAGGCTTGGCTTGCATGGAGGCGCTCGATCTCCGTGGCCTCTTTGTCGAGAACACACCCACCCGTAGGAGGAGGTCCACCAGACAAGAGAGCCGCCTCGATCGCGGTCTCAATGGCTTTGGTCCAAAACCCGTAAAAACTTGCCAATGCGGACATCATAGGTGTCCCTGACGCAAAAGCAAGGCCCATTCTGGCGGCCAGAAATTGGGCTAGAAAGCTCTCAGCCTCGTTGACCACCCGGGTCGAGCCAGTGCGATTGACGATATCACCAAGGATACCACCAAACGCAAAGTCTC